ACATCACCACCATATTTCAATCGTGAAATGTATTCTGATGATGAAACACAATCTTACAAATCACATGGAGAATATGCAGATTGGAGAGATAACTTTCTTCGCCCAACACTTGAAACTGCGTTTAGATACTTGAAAAATGATAGATACCTTTGTTGGAACATTGCAAATATCAAAGTATCTGCAAATAAAACTATTCATCTTGAAGAAGATTCCATTGAGATATTAAAATCACTTGGAATGGAATATAAAGGAAAGATTGGTATGTTGATGACAAAGATGATTGGTAATTCTGATCCAGAACGGCTAACAAATAAAGTTTTATTCAACGGTGAGTGGTTCAAACACGAACCGATATTTGTTTTCAGAAAACCATAATATGAAAGTAGATAGTGAAAGTTTAGGTAAATTCTTCGATGTTGATCCGCTAGAAGTTCGTCTGTGGAAAGAAACGGGTGAATACTTTGCAGGTAAAAGAGAATTGGATGATACGATTGATTGTATCTTTCAGTATTACCGCAAACATGGTTATCCGTATATGAAAATCACCGAACAAGAAAAACATGAACACATGAGAAAACTTCAACAGTTTGATTATGATTCTATTTTCAAAGACGGTGATATAATTCAAACCATGAACGGACTTCGATTGGCGTGGTCATACTTTCCACATGCAATGGAAGTAAAGTGTGGCAATTCTAAAATGTCACCTATGGATAATTTTTTGAATGACCAAACATTCAAAATGACTATTCGTAAATGTTTGAAATGGTTGTCAAAGCATTGGGGTGGTTCTTTTCAAGAAAACCGTTTGCGTCAATCATTAAAAATATATTCTGGTGTTCAAGGTGTTTCCAATTTTAGACCAACTGCTGCTGGTGTTATCTATAAAAACTTTGGTGGTGATGGTGTGATGTGGGATATGTCTTGTGGTTGGGGTGGAAGATTAGTTGGTGCTCTTGCTTCACCATACATCAAAACTTATATCGGAACAGAACCATCTACAAAAACATTTGAAGGACTTTGTAAACTCCGTGATGACTTTGCTTATCTTGGTAAGGACATTCAATTAAACATGATGGGTTCAGAGGACTATCTTCCAGACGCAGAAACATTAGACTTATGTTTTACTTCACCACCATATTTTGATACAGAGAAATATGCAGACGAAGAAACACAGTCATACAACAAGTTTCCAACAAGAGAAGATTGGGGTTCTGGTTTCTTACAAGGAACATTTCGGAATTGTTATCATGGATTGAAAAAAGGTGGCTATATGTTAATCAACATAGCCAACACACCAAAGTATAAAGACCTCGAAGAAATGACTATAAAGTATGCCAACTTAGTTGGCTTTACTCATACAGATACCCTACAACTGATACTATCTGCCGTCATGGGTGCAGGATATAAAAGAGAGCCAATCTTTGTTTTTCAAAAATAATTTGGATCTTATCTAGAAATTTTGTATATTAGTATATGAATTTATCAAACATTAAGGTATGTTATGTTTAACCCCTCACACACAATTTGGAATGAAAAGTATCGCCCACAGACACTTGATACTTATGTTGGCAACGATACTGTAAAGGCAACCTTTCAACAATATATTGACACAAACGATGTTCCTCACTTACTACTGTATGGCGATGCTGGTAGTGGTAAAACCACACTTGCTAAGATTGTTGCAAATACTATTGCAAAAGATAACTACATTTATATCAACGCATCTGATGAAAACTCCGTAGATACTGTTCGTGATAAAATTAAACAGTTTGCTTCTTCGATTGGTTTCGGTGGATTGAAATTGATTATCCTCGATGAATGTGATTACATGACACCGAATGCTCAGGCGGCACTTCGTAATGTTATCGAAACATTCAGTAAGACAACTCGTTTCATTTTGACTTGTAATTATGTAGATAAGATTATCGATCCTATCCAATCTCGTTGTCAGATATTCAATATAGTTCCACCATCTAAGAAAGAAGTTGCATCACATCTTGTAAAAATTCTTGATAGTGAAAGTGTAAAGTATGAGAAAGATAATCTCGTAACAATTATCAATCAAAGTTATCCAGATATTCGCCGTGTAATTAACACAACTCAACGATGCGTTATCGGCGGTGTTCTTAAATTGGATGAAACAACTTTGGTAGAACATAATTACCTTTCTTCAATTCTTGATGTTTTGAAATCAAGTAAAAGTAAAAAAGAAAAGTTCGATGGTATTCGTCAGTTACTTGCCGATAATCACGTCAGAGACTTTAATCAGATGTTTCGTTATCTATATGATAATGTTGATACATTCGCCAATGGTTTTGTCTCAACTATCATTTTGATTATTGCAGAAGCACAATATAAAGACAGTTTTGTTGTAGACCATGAAATAAATGCCATGGCTATGTTTATTCAAATTATTATGGAAATTGACCAACGGAGGTAACAATGAGTGTGTATGACATTAACGGTGGTGGAGAAATACCACAACAGCAACAACAGGTAAATGTAGACTTAAATCAGGCAACTGATATTGAATGTTCAAACTGTGGAAATAAATTTTTCCACGAAGTAACATTCTTCAAAAAGATTTCTGCACTTCTTTCACCAACTGGACAAGAAGGCATTTTACCAATTCCAACTTATGCGTGTTTGGAATGTGGTAACATCAACGATGAATTTTTACCAAGCAAAAGACAACAACTCAATGATTAAGGATTATCATGGCTGCAAAAAGTTTATTTGATCATATTAAAGGTGTCACTATTCGTAAAACGAAATGGGAAGACCTTTCAGAAGAAGATACTAAATCGTGGAGCAACTATATGATTGCTCGTTTCTTTTCAATGGAACCTGAATTTGTTGAAGCCATAAATGAGTTTCAAACATATTCAAATGGAATACTATCTTCAAAGGATTACTATAAACTTTTGCATGATGTCCTCCCAAAAAAATCGTTCTTTCTCAAATACATAAAAGGTAAAAACAAAATAGATATTGAACCAGAAATGGTATCGGTATTTTGTAACCATTATGAATTGGGAAGGAACGAAGTTTATGGGTATATCAAATATCTGGCGAAAGAAAATCCAGATGAACTGATTGATATACTAAAACAGTATGGGACACCTGAAACAGATATTAAAAAATTTGAAAAACAATTAAAGACTGTAAAATGAGGAATACTAAAATGGCAATCACCGAAAGAGATTTGAGTCTAAAACAATCAGAAGTTGTTACCGAAATGGAAAAGAAATTTCCTGTTATGACTGCTGAGTTTAAGCGTATTCAACAGGCACAATATGAATTGTTTTGTGCAAAACAGAGTAACTATGGTCCAGACAACATATCAATGGGTAGTTCTCTTGAACGAGAAGAAGACCGCAAACTTTCCCTACAAGGTTTATTTTTTAGATTGAACGATAAAATAAACCGTTACAAACAAATGATTATGTTTGGATCAAAAGATGCAGTTGGTGAAAGTCTTGATGATACATTCAAAGATATTTCAGTATATGGTATTATTGCACAACTTGTTCAGTCTGGCAAGTGGGGTAAGTAATGGCCAACAGAAAAGTATCTTTCTCACAATATCAAATGTGGAAAGTATGTCCTCATAGATGGAAACTCAATTACATAGATAAACATTATACATATACCCCATCAACTGCTGCTCTTTTCGGAACAGTGATGCATGAGGTATTGCAAGAATATGTAAAAAACATTTATGATAAATCAATCGTTGAGGCAAATAAACTTGACCTTGATGAAATGTTACATAATGGTATTCGTAGTGAGTATAAAAAATTACTCACCGAGAATAACGAAATACATTTTTCCAGTGATAAAGAATTGAAAGAATACTATTCTGATGGTGTTCAAATCCTACAATGGTTTAAGGCACATCGTGCAGATTTTTTCCAAAAGAAAGACTATGAATTAGTTGGTATAGAAGTTCCGATAAACATAGTTCCACTTGAAACTCATCCAACAGTAAAGTTGGTTGGGTTTCTTGATTTGGTAATTAAAAATACCAAAACAGGAGACATATACATATATGATTTCAAAACGAGCACAAACGGCTGGAACAAATATGCAAAGACAGATAAGGTAAAAACATCACAGTTGTTACTTTACAAAACATATTATGCAAAACAATATGATGTTAGTCCAGAGCAAATACATATTGAGTATTTAATTCTTCGGCGTAAGATAATGGAAAATGCTGAGTATGAGGCGATGAAACAAAGAGTTCAAAGATTTGAACCATCCAACGGCAAAGTTTCACAGAACAACATCAAAAAAGAAATTGCAGAGTTTATCACAACAAACTTTACAGAAGAAGGTGAATATCGTTTGGATGTTATACAAACTCCAGAATCAGGCCGTGATTATTCAAATTGTAAATACTGTGAGTTCAATAAAAATGAAGAACTCTGTCCGAAAGAAAAAAGAAATACTTTACCATTCTAAAAATAAATCTACTATTTTCTAATGTTTTCTAAAATTAGTACATATTTATATGTATATGTTTAATCATTAGAGAATGTTGTGGATGCAAAATCAAAATACTCCAGTATTCAAATCCGTAATCAACTAAAAGAAGAATTGATGAATTACTGCCATGAAAATGGATATAAATTAAGTGGTTTGGTTGAAAAACTAATTCTTAATCATTTAACCGGAAGTTTAGGTGTTTCGTGAAAATAGCTCAATTAGCAATCATTGACCTATCAGTTTATAGGGGCATACATACATTCACTAAAAATATATCATCACTTGATAGTGTTGATACTTTTTATTTTAACCCAAGTGAAACAAACAATTTCAAATCTGAATATCAGAACTGTGTGGATATTTCCGAAATGGAAATAATTGAATTGAAAGATAAGTTGGAAGGTTATGATATTGTTGTTTTGAACCTCAACAAATTTATCTACGATGTTGATGGTATTCAAAAAAGAAAACCAGAACATAGAGAAAGACTGATTGAATTGGCAAAGATGTATTGTCAGTTGAATACTATAACTGCATTCTTTGACCATGAGATATATCCGTATGAAGGCATGCACTTCAATACTATTTGTGTTCCGGCATTCATAAAGTATAGTGATTACTACTTGACATACACTCCATTCTTTGTAGATGCATTGAAAGAATATATCGGAATGAGAGGAACTTCCAACTATACTTTTCAAGTCGGTGGTTATATTGACATGAGTATCTATGACAAGTGGATTGAAAAATCATGGTTAGATAAAAAAGAATTACCATACATTTCAGAATGTGCTTACTATGCAAAATTCAAAGGTCATGGTAACTTCAAACCAATCGTAGAAACAATGGATAAGATGGGATTGAAAGATATGTCTGGTAAGAAATTGGTTCACATTGGAAACACATACTCACCTGAAAATTATTTCAATCATGTAAAGATATTGGCAGAACACGCAAATGTTTCTCGTAAAACTTTTAGTGATACATTCCTACCAGACTATGATTTGGATCCAACTGTATTCAAAGTTTTCGATAACGATAAACCGATGATACTTGCTGGAACATATACGATGGAAAGTATGATGGACTTTTTAACCGGTTGCAGATTCAGTATATCAACAACCAATACAAAAGTGCCTTTCTTTGGAATGTTTATTACACCAAGATTTGAATATGCACAAATAGAAAAGAACTTGATGACAATTCCAATTTACGATAAAACATATATTGATTTGTTCGAGGGAACAGAATTTTCTGAATTAGTTTTATCTTATGATATAAATGATTTGGAAAATTCATTAAAAAGTCTTATATTAGATATTCAAAGATTAGAACAAGATGAAGAAGAATACAACAGACGAAGATTAAGATTGATACGATTAACAAGAGATATGAACAAACTTGATAACTTTGTTCGTGATATGCAAACAATAATTTCAAGAGGCAAAAGGAATAAAGATGATTACTCAGAAGATTGGTTTAATTATTCATTAGAACAGATGGGTTACAGATTCAAACCATACCGTAAAATGATTATTAACATGAACGGTGTTTCAACAACTACAACACAAAAGTTTTTTAACATATAAAGGTTTCACATGGCAAAGAAAAAGATATTATTACTGTCTGATGATTTGAGACTAACATCTGGAATTGCAACTGTATCGCGCGATATGGTTATAGGATCTGTAAAGGATTTCGATTGGATTCAATTAGGTGCTGCAATAAATCATCCAGATAATGGAAAGATATTTGATTTATCGGAAGATGCAAAAAACATGACTGGAGTTGAAGACGCATCTGTTAAAATATATTGTTACAATAGTTATGGGGATTCCATGATGATTCGCAGACTCATGGAACAAGAAAAGCCCGATGCAATTTTACACTTCACGGATCCAAGATTTTGGGGATGGCTCTATAATATGGAACATGAAATACGAACAAAGATTCCTTTGTTATATTTGAATATATGGGATGGTGCAGGATTGGTTGGTGAAACTGCAACTGATCCCATGTGGAATAAAGAGGCATATGCAAGTTGTGATTTGCTGATGGCAATATCAAAACAAACATATGGTATAAATCACAGAATACTAAAAAGATTCGGTGAAGAAATTCCAAATCATCGAATAACTTATGTTCCACATGGAATTGATACAAATATGTTTTTTCCAATAGAACCTGTAAAGTCTGAACGAGAAAACGATTGGAATGAATTACAAGAAGAAAGCAAAAGAATACGCGGTGAAAATGAAAATAAATTTGTTGTTATGTGGAACAATAGAAATATACACCGTAAACATCCGGGAGATGTAGTGCTTGCATATAAACATATGTGTCAGCTTATTGATGAAAATGGAGGAAATGCATCTCAAGATTGTATTCTACTTATGCACACTCAACCAATTGACCATAACGGAACAGACCTGGTTTCACTAGTTGGTGAATTATGTAACGAATATAATGTTTTATTTGACGATAAAATTGTTCCTTCTAGTAAACTGAATGTTTTGTATAACTGTGCAGATGTTGTTATTAATATGGCATCGAATGAGGGATTTGGTTTAGGAACAGCTGAGGCAATCTCTGCGGGAACACCAATTGTAGTAAATGTTACTGGTGGTTTACAAGACCAATGTGGTTTTATTAATCCAGAAACAAACAAATATTTCACAGAGGACGATTACATAAAAATCCATACACTGCACAGAAAAGATGTTTGGGGTGATTTGAAACACGGTGAATGGGTTAAACCCGTATGGCCATCTAACATATCAGTTCAAGGATCAGTACCAACTCCATATATTTTTGATGACCGTGCTGATTTCAGAGATATTGGGAATGCATTGTATGAATGGTATAATACTCCAAAAGAAGAAAGAAAGTCTTCTGGATTAAAAGGTAGAGAGTTCATATCAAATTCAGAAGTTGGAATGACAAGAACTTTAATGGCAGATAGAGTATCAAAAAGTATAAAAGATACATTAGAGAATTTTACCCCAAGAACAAAATTTAGTTTACATTTAGTATAAGGATTTCATATGAGTTATAGACCGAAATTAGTTTTTTGTGGACCAGTTGCAACAATGAGTGGATATGGATCTCATGCACGTGATTTAGTTCATTCACTAATAGATATGGATATGTTTGATATTAAAATAATGTCAATAAATTGGGGTGAAACGCCTATGAATGCCTTAAATCCATATAATGAGCTGGACAAGAAAATATTAGATAGAATTTTAGTGGGACAACTCACAGAACAACCGGATATTTGGATGCAGTGCACTATCCCTAATGAATTTCAAAACGTTGGAAAATATAACATTGGAATCACTGCAGGCATTGAAACTGATATTTGTGATGCAGGTTGGATAGAAGGATGTAATCGAATGAATTTGGTTATAGTTCCATCCAAACATTCTAAAAAAGTTTTTGAAAATAGTAGATTTGAAAAGAGAGATAAAAATACACACCAAGTTATCGGTGTTGTGGAGCTACAAGTTCCTGTTGAAATTCTACACGAGGGATTCAGAGAAGAAATATTTAACAAAGATGCCGAACTGGATCCCGATGTTGTTAGTTTGTTGAATGAAATGAAAAACGATTTTGCATTTTTATTCGTTGGTCATTGGATGAAAGGAGATTTTGGACAAGATAGAAAAGATGTATCTGGATTATTGTACACATTTTTTGAAACATTTGGTGATGCACCAAATCGACCTGCATTGATATTAAAATCTTCTGGTGGAACATTTTCAATATCAGACAGGTCTAGAATAATTGAAAAAATAAATTTAATAAAGAGTATGTCAAAGAAAAAAGTTCTGCCTCCTGTTTATTTGCTACACGGTGATTTGACAGATGAACAGATGAATACATTATACAATCATCCTAAAGTAAAGGCATTTGTTTCTTTTACAAAAGGTGAAGGTTATGGCAGACCAATTGCAGAATTTATTACAACAGGAAAGCCAGTTGTTGTTTCCGGTTGGAGTGGTCAAACCGATTTTGTTGATGAAAAATTTCATATACTTTTGAAAGGTGATGTCAAAGAAGTTCATCCGAGTGCAGTTTGGGAGGGGATAATAAACTCCGGAACAAATTGGTTTACGGTAGACTATCAGAACGCTGCTAAAAAAATGGATTCTATAAAACAAAACTATAATCAACATTTAAGAAGCTCAACTGCATCACTAAAATATTTTCATAAAAAGTGGTCATATTCCACAATGGTTGATAATTTTAAAAAATTGTTAGAAGAAAGATTGCCAAAATTTTCTGAGAAGGTTTCTTTGAATTTACCAACACTTAAAAAAATAGAGGTATAATTTTATGATTTCCTATACCATAACAGTTTGTAATGAAGATAAAGAGTTGGATAGCTTATTGTCATTTTTAACTAAAAATATAAAGGATGAAGATGAAATAGTAGTTCAAATGGACACGATGGCCGTTACACCTGCCGTTAGAAGTGTTATAGACTCACACCGAGATACTATAAAAAACTTTAATGTTATAGAATTTCCATTGAAAAAAGATTTTTCAAGTTTCAAGAATAATTTAAAAAAATATTGTAAAAATAAATGGATATTCAATATAGATGCAGATGAATTGCCATCAAAAATACTAATGGACAATATACATGATATATTAAATTCAAATGATAATCTAGAAATGATATTGGTTCCAAGATGGAATACGGTAGATGGAATCACCGATGAACATATAAAAAAATGGGATTGGGTGTATGATGAAAACAATAGAGTAAATTGGCCAGATTATCAGACAAGGATATACAAAAATAATGATTTAATAGTTTGGAAAAATAAGGTACATGAAAGATTAACCGGATATGATAAATATTCAAATCTTCCACCTGATGAATCATTTTGCATCTATCATCACAAAGATATACTTAAACAAGAAAAACAAAATAAATTTTATGAAAAAATATAATAGGTAGTAACATGGAAAGTAGAAAAAAAGTTTGGTATGCCCCCAACAAATTTGAATCATATGGCGAAGAAGAAATCAAAGCAGTTGAACAATGTCTTCGTGACGGTTGGATTGCCGGATTCGGTCCTCGATCAGTAGAATTTGAAA